TATTAGGCAATCTTGGTAAAGATCCTGAGTTAAGACATTTACCAAATGGTGACGCAGTTTGTAATTTTAGTCTAGCTACAACTGAATCATGGAAAGACAAAGAAGGAAACAAGCAAGACAAGACCGAGTGGCATAACGTGGTTATATTTAGAAAGCTTGCAGAGATAGCAGGCGAGTATTTAAAAAAAGGTCGCCCTGTGTATATTGAAGGCCGACTTCAAACTCGTAAATGGCAAGACAAGGAAGGAAAGGATCGTTACACCACAGAAATCGTTGCAGACCAAATGCAAATGTTAGGCAGTCGTGAAGAAGCAAAAGAAGTTGCTAAAACACCTGCACCAGCTAACTTCGATGACATGGAATCAGACATCCCTTTTTAAACTATGCAAGATGATTTTGACAGAGCCAGCGATTTAGAACAACACGATAGAGATGAAGCTATTAAACATATTAGAGATCATCAAAAAACTATTGAATCAAACGGCTCTTGTCTAAATTGTCACGAACCTTCTATTAAACGCTTTTGCGATATAGATTGTCGCAATGATTACGAGAAACGACACTATGAGAACAGATTACTTACCTAAAGTTATTAGACTTGTAGGAAAGCTGCAAGCCGACACAGCCATAAGCGCAATACAAAATGCACCAATAGATATTGAACGGCCACTTGAAGTTATTATTCGTGAAGAACAAAAGGGCAGATCATTAAGCGCTAATGCTTTGATGTGGGCAGGCCCACTAAACGATATAGCTACACAAGCATGGGTGCATGGCAAACAATATTCAGCTTTGATATGGCACGAATACTTTAAAGAAAAATTCTTGCCTGACTTTCCCGACCCTAAACAAGTTAAAGAAGGATATTTAAAATACGAAGAAACGCCTGACGGCAGACGAGTGCTAACAGGATCAACCAATAAACTTACCAAGCATGGCTTTAGTTTATACATGGAACAAATATATGCTTACGGTGCAGAATTGGGAGTAAGATTTAGTGAAACCGATCAAGCCCAAGAAGTGTAAGGTTTGTAAGGTAAAATTCACGCCAAACAAACCGCTTCAGCAAGTATGTGGGTTTGAATGTGCATTAGAGTTAGCTAAAGACAAAAGAATTAAAACCGTTAAAAAAGAAGTTAAAGAAGCCAAGTTAAAACTAAAGAGCCGATCCGATTGGTTAAAAGATACACAAGTAACATTCAATAAATATATTAGGTTAAGGGATCAAGATGACGGTTGTATTAGTTGTGGGTCAAAGAGTGCCTTCTCATATCATGCAGGCCATTACAGAAGCATTGGAAGTGCAGGACACCTTCGATTTAACGAGCTTAACTGCCACAGACAATGCTCGGCCTGTAACACCCATTTATCTGGTAATCTCATCCGATACAGAAGCGGACTTATTAGAAAAATTGGAATACACGCTGTTGAAGCACTCGAATCTGATAACGACACAATAAAGATTGGTATAGAAGAAATAAAGCTACTCAAGGCTCATTTTTCTGCTAAAATAAAAGCTCACGAGTCTAAATAGCTTGTGAAAATTTAGCTAAATTTAAGATTAAAATAAGGAACATATCATGGGTATGAAAGATAAAGAAAAATATACACCAGGTGCATCAGGTGAGAAAATGCCTAAAGGCGTTTTAGCTTCTGATAAAACAGGTGAAAGAAAAGAATCAGTAAAAGGTGGCGTTGGTATGGGTATGAAAGACGCTGTTGGTGCTGATAAGCTATTCAAAGGTGGTAGCTCAGAAAAAGTTTGCTACGATCACAAAAGAAATACTTACGCTAAATAAGGTAATTAAACGAAAACCCAACCAGGCTTAGGCTGATTGGGAATTCTAACCAAGTAATAATGGAGGTTTATTAAGTGGCTACATCAAATTCTACAGATAGTTGTTTGTCTTGTAAATTCTTTATTACAGGCGGAAAACTTGGCGCTTGTCACAGATACCCACAATCACTTACTAAATCACCTAGCGAATGGTGCGGTGAATTCCTTTTTGCTAATGTAGCAAGAACTAAAGACGAAGTAGTGCCTGAACCCATTACTAGTAATTTATTAGAATCTAAACCTATTGAAATTGAAAACAAACCTAAAAGGATTAAGAAATGATTAGACCCTTTGCAGACAAGATTTTAGTAAGACCTATTGAGCGTGAAGCAAAGTCAGCTATACCTGGCTTTATATACCATGAGGAATACAATACAGGCGAAGTTGTAGCAGTTGGGCCTGGTAAAAAGATAAAAGAAGGCAAATATGATATTATGCCTGTATCTGTAGGTGACCGAATTAGATTTGGCGTTATGGGTAAAGACGAATATCTTAAATTTCAACCTGTCATGGATAACGGTGAAAAGTTCTTACTTATGTCATGGCAAGACGTAGCATTTATTGAGGAGCAAGAAGATGGCAGCTAAACCTGGACTTTATGCAAATATTCACGCAAAACAAGAAAGAATCAAGCAAGGAAGCAAAGAAACTATGAGAAAGCCAGGATCACCAGGCGCTCCGACAGCTAAAGCATTTAAACAAGCAGCAAAGACAGCAAAAAAACCAGGAAAGTAATTTATTAATTAATTAAGGAGCATATCATGGCCATTAAGTTGGAACTTGAAATCAAAGAAGCAGAATTAGTAGTAGCAGGTCTATATAAACTTCCAATGGAAGTAGCAGAGCAAATCGTAGTTAAGATTAAAACTCAAGCTATTCCACAAATAGCAGCCGAGCAAGAAGCGGCTAAAGCTAAAGAGGAAGTTAAGACAGACGAGCCTGCTCCAAATGCAGATTGAAAAACGTAAGTTATCGGAGCTAATTCCGTATATCAACAACTCTAGGAAGCATTCAGACGATCAAGTCACGCAAATAGCGGCTTCGATTAAAGAGTTTGGATGGACTAATCCTATATTAGTTGATGGTGATAATGGAATTATTGCAGGTCATGGTCGAATTATGGCGGCTAAAAAGCTAAACATGAATGAAGTTCCTGTCATTGAGTTAGCACATCTATCTAAAGAACAACGCAAAGCATTAATCATTGCGGACAATAAACTAGCACTAAACTCTGATTGGGATACAAATTTATTAGCAATAGAATTACAAGATTTGAAAGATTTAGATTTTAATCTTGATTTAACAGGATTTAGTTCAGAAGAGTTAGATGGATTATTAAATGTTTTAGAAGAAACAGAAGGATTGACGGATGAAAATGAAATTCCTGAAATTCCTGTAGAACCTATAACAAAACCAGGTGATATATATCAATTAGGCAATCATAGATTAATGTGCGCTGATTCTACAGATATTGAAGCAGTAGAAATGTTATTGGAAGGCGATGAAATAGATTTCTTATTTACAAGTCCTCCATATAATGCTGGCGATTCTGAAAAGTTATCAGGAAACACACATACAACAGATAACAAATATGGAATGTATCAAGACAATAAGTCTAAACACGATTATTATGATCTTTTATGTGGATTTACTAATGCTTGGTTACATTTTACCAAGTGTATGGTTATTAATATTCAACAATTAGCAGGAAACAAAGTAGCAGTTTTAGAATATCTTAATCAATATAAAAACAATTTTATTGACATGGCTATTTGGAACAAAGGACACGCAGCACCGGCAATGGCAGAAAAAGTTATGAATTCTTGCTTTGAATACATGATATTCCTATCACCACAAGAAAATCCGTCACGAGCAATACCTTCTGCACAATTTAGGGGCACAATTAAGAATGTGTATGATGGGGCACCTAATAGAAACAATGAATTCTCTAAAGTTCATGCAGCAACCTTTCCAATTGATCTTCCCGAATGGGCTATAACATCATTTACAACAAATGGTGCTATTGTAGGTGATTGCTTTGGAGGAACAGGAACAACTATGATTGCTTGTGAAAAGATAGGAAGAAGAGCAAGATTAATGGAACTTGATCCCAAATATTGTGACGTAATAGTCAAAAGATGGGAAGATTTCACAGGTAAGAAGGCAGAGTTATTAAGTGATTGATTTACAACGCTTACTTTTAAACACTTTGGGTCAATAAAAAGATGCTAGAACATATACCTACAGACAAGACTAAAGAACAAGTATTAAGTGCTTCAGGGCTAGGATTGCCTCAACTGCAAATAGCTGCATTACTTGGCATATCCGATGTGACGCTACGCAAACATTATGAGAAAGAGCTAGCGGTGGGCAAAGCAACTGCATCGGCTCAAGTGGCTAAATCTTTATACAATAAAGCTGTGTCAGGTGACACAACTGCTGCAATATGGTGGACAAAGGCTCAAATGGGCTGGGGTGAAACCAATACCACTAAATTTGGTAATATTGATGGCACGCCACTTGAAGGCATACAAGTCACCTTCGTAAAGTCAGATGGATCAACAACAACTTAAAGATGCAATCGCCAGGGTTCAGTTTCCACAAAAACTAGAATGTTTATTTGAACCTAAAGAATCACGCTATCGCATTTTATATGGTGGCCGAGGCGGTGCAAAATCATGGGGTGTGGCTAGAGCATTATTGATTAAAGGCGCTAGAAAGCCTATAAGAGTATTGTGCGCTAGAGAGTTTATGACATCTATCAAAGACTCGGTGCATAAATTGTTATCCGATCAAATAGATGACATGGGTTTAGGTGGGTTCTATGAAATAACCCAAAACTCAATCAAAGGATTAAACGGCACAGAGTTTGCTTTTGTAGGATTAAAGAACAATATTGCCAATGTTAAGTCGTTTGAAGGTATAGATATTGCATGGGTTGAGGAAGCGCAGACGGTTTCAAAGACCAGCTGGAATGTGCTGATTCCAACAATTCGTAAAGAACAATCAGAAATATGGATCACGTTTAACCCTGAATTAGAAACAGACGAAACTTATCAGCGCTTTGTAGTTAATCCGCCTGATCAATCCGTTGTTCAACGCATTAATTGGAACGATAACCCTTGGTTTCCTGAAACGCTACGCTTGGAAAAGGATGCGCTAAAGAATAGAGATTTACAGGCTTACAATAATGTTTGGGAAGGCTTATGCCGACTCACCGTTGATGGCGCTATATTCGCTAATGAGATGAATATGGCGGAGCTATCAGGCAGAATTACAAGAGTGCCTTACGATGCCACCAAACCTGTTCACGCAGTATTTGACTTAGGTTGGGCAGATCACACAGCTATTTGGTTTGTGCAATTTATAGGCATGGAAACAAGGCTCATTAAATATATGCAAGATACGCAAAAGACTATCACTCATTATTTGCAGGAAATGCAAAAACTAGGTTATTTATACGATACACTACACCTACCACATGATGCCGAGAGTAAAAACATTGCGTCTAATGGCCGTTCTATTAATGACATAGTAAGAGCAGCAGGGTTTAAAACAAACATTTTACCGAGAGTTCCTGTTGTTGATTCTATAAACGCTGCACGAACTATATTCAATAGTTGCTATTTCGATAGAGAAAATTGTGCGGATGGGTTACAATGCTTACGTCATTACCGATATGAAGTAGATGTTGACACAGGTCAATTTAGTAGAAATCCACTCCATGATGTATATTCTCATGGCGCTGACGCATTTCGCTACATAGGTTTAATGATTCAAGACAAGAAAGAACGTAAAGCTCAAAAATTAACTTATAGTCCTGGCGCAAGCTGGATGGGATAAATTATGGTAGATTTAGTCACTTCAGAAAACAAAGAAGAATACATACAAAAAAAGTTAGATCAACTTAAACCAAGTCATAGAAATGAATTTTATAGCAATTATAAAGACAAGTTAGAATATCATCCTGAATATCACGACTTTGTAAAAGCTAATTGGCCTCATATAAACGAACACGCTACTAAAATTAAAGATCAAATCAATAAATACGGCATATCTGACAAAGAAAAACAAAAAAGAATTAATAGACAAATGGCTGATGCTAGAACTCATGTAACAGAAGCTTGGAGTTCAATGATAAAATCTAAAGAATATAAAGAAAAAAATAAGGATTAACATGGCAGACGATAGCATACAACAAAGTGACAATGACCCACGCATAGCTAATGCGATTAAATTCTTACAGTTTGCTAATGAAGCAGACCAAATGAATAGATCAGAAGCTTTAGAAGATTTAAAGTTTGCAGCAGGCGATCAATGGCCTGTTGAAATCCAAAACAGTCGAGTATTAGAAGCTCGCCCATGTCTAACAGTAAACAAAGTTGACGCTTATTGCCGTCAATTAACGAATCAAATGCGCCAACAAAGACCACGCATCAAAGTGCATGGCATGAATAACCAATCAGATGCAAGAATGGCACAAATCTTACAAGGTATATGCCGACACATTGAGAATCATTCAGATGCAGACCAAGCTTATGACAAAGCTGGTGACTTTGCCGTTAGAATGGGTTGGGGTTATTGGCGTATTACTACAGATTATGTGCGTGACGATTCATTCGACCAAGAAATCTACATTAAAGCTATTGATAATCCTTTTACCGTTTACTTTGATCCCAACTCTGTTATGCCTGACGGTTCAGATGCAGAAACAGTTTTAATTACTACAGTCATATCCAAAGAAAATTTTAAGAAAATGTATCCTAACGCTGAAACTGAACAAGGTTTCACGATGCGAGGAACAGGCGACACTAATCCTGAATGGGTTATGAAAGAGGACATTAGATTAGCTGAATACTTTTACACAGAACGCAAAGCTATTAAGGTTCACTTGCTATCAGACGGATCAAGCGTTAAATCAAGTGACTTACCTCCGCAAGAAGTATTAGACGCAGCAGGTATTACTATTGTTGAATCTCGTGATTCTTTTGAGAAAAAGATTAAAGTATGCAAATTAACTGCTATGGAAGTATTAGAAGAAGGCGAATGGGCAGGTAAATATATTCCTATCGTTCCTGTTTATGGTCAAGAAACTGTGGTTGAGAACAAGAAAAAGAAATTTGGTATTGTTCGCATGGCTAAAGACCCACAAAGAATGTATAACTTTTGGCAAACTTCTCTTACTGAGTCAGTTGCATTAGCCCCTAAAGCTAAATGGTTACTTGCTGAAGGTCAAGACGAAGGCCATGAGAATGAATGGGCAATGGCTAATATTAAATCTATGCCTGTTTTGCGTTATAAGCAAAAAGACATCGATGGTCAGCCAGCACCTCCACCACAAAGATTACAACCTGAACCACCACCAGCAGGCATTATGGCTGCGGCTCAATCTATGACTACTGACTTAATGCAAGTAGTGGGTATATTTGATCCAAGCCAATTACCGCAAGGCAATATTTCAGGCAAAGCGCTACAAGGCCAACAACAACAAGTGGACATGACTAACTTCCACTATTACGACAACTTAACTCGTTCTATCCGTCAAACAGGTCGCATTATTCTTGATCTAGTTCCAAAGATTTACGATAGAGAAAGAGTATTGCGTATCATTGGTGACGATGGCAAACCTGAAATCCTAACTATTAACCAATATGGCCAAGACGAAGAAGGCATTGATAAGATTCTTAATGACGTCACAGTAGGTGAATATGATGTTGTTATGGATACAGGCCCAGGTTATAACTCTAAACGCCAAGAAGCAGTAGATTCTATGATGGCTTTATTTGCAGCTGATCCAACATTAATCCAACAAGCTGGTGATCTATTAGTAAGAAACATGGACTTCCCAGGCGCTGAAACTATTGCTGATAGATTAGCCGTAAACAATCCATTAGCTAAAGTGGATGATAAGTCTAAAGTTCCACCAAGAATCCAAATGGAATTACAACAATTACAAGCGCAAAACCAACAAGCTCAACAAGCTATACAACAGCTTCAAATGGTTATTCAACAACGTCAAGACATCGAAGGAGTCAAACAAGATGCAGAAACTAAACGTAAACTTATGGATGTCACAGCTAAAGCAAACGATACTGAAATGCGTGAAGAAACTAGCAAACGCAATACAGACGCTGATAACAACACTAAAATCGAAATTGAATTGCTTAAAGCGCAAATGGCTTTGATATTAGCTAAGATGAGCGGTTCAAACGCTGATATAGTAAATGCAGAAACTATTGAAAGAGCTGTTTAAGTAAGAATTGATTAATAAGTAGTTTTATAGTATAAAGCAACAATCTACCAATGGAATCATTGGGTAAAAATCTTGGAGTCATCCATGTCAGAAAAAGAAGCAGGAAGTGTAATAACTTCTGCCAACGCAGAAGAGTTTTATGCAAACAAATTGGGTTTAGCTGAAGAAGCACCTGTTGAGGCTGTAGTTGAAGAAAAAACCGCAGAGCCGACAGAGGAAGCAACCGATCAGAGTGAACAGCCAATTGAAGAAACAGAAACAAAAGCAACAGAAGAGAAGAAACAAAACCCCAAGCTTGAAAAGAGATTTTCAGAGCTAACAAAGCAACGTGAAGAAGCTCGCAAAGAAGCGGCTAAAGAACGTGATGCTCGTGAAGCTTTAGAGAAACGAATTTCAGAGCTAGAAGGAAGAGCTGAACCAAAACCTGTAGAGGAAAACGTTAAGCCTTCACCAAGTCAGTTTAATGATGCGTTTGAATACGCTGAAGCATTAGCTGAATGGTCGGCAGAAAATGCCCTTTTGAATAGAGATAAAGCTGAAGCTGAACGCAAAGAACAAGAACAACGCCAAAGCGTTATTAAATCTTGGAATGAGCGTTTAGAAACTGTTAAGGCGGATTTGCCTGACTATGATGAAATGATTGCCTCTGCATCTGACATAACTGTCAACGATGCTATAAGAGATGCAATGTTAGAGTCCGAACAAGGGCCTAGAATTTTATATCATTTAGCAGAAAATCCTGAGCTAGCAGAAAAGTTAAATACTCTATCAACAGTTAGCGCCCTTCGAGAAATTGGGAAGTTAGAAGCAAAGTTTGAGGCTAGTGAAACACCTAAAGATGCCAAAACTGAAGCTGAAACGAAACCTTCTATTGCACGCAGTAAAGCACCTGCACCAATTAGTCCTATAAAGACGAGTTCAGCAGTTGCCGATGTTGGCGTAGGCTCAGATGGTGAATTCCATGGCACTTATCAACAATGGCGTGAATCTCGTAAAGCAGGAAAGATTAGGTAGCAGGATATTAAACTCTTAAAATAAGGAAATATCATGGCTAATAATTTACTAACCATTAGCAAGATCACCAACGAAGCGTTGATGGTTTTGGAAAATGAATTAACATTCACATCAGAAGTTGACCGTAACTATGACGACCAATTTGCAGTAGTAGGCGCAAAAATTGGTAACACAGTAAACGTTAGACGTCCTGGTCGTTTTATCGGAACAACAGGCCCAGCATTAAACGTTGAAGATTTCAACGAAACATCAGTTCCTGTTACTTTATCAACACAATTCCACGTTGACACACAGTTTACAACTCAAGACTTAGCATTATCTTTAGATATGTTTAGCGACAGAGTTCTTAAACCAGCTGTGGCAGCTATTGCGAATAAGATTGACAGAGATGGTCTTACAACTGCTAAAAACAACACAGCTAATATCGTTGGCACAGCAGGCACAACTCCAACAAGCTTAATCACATACTTAACAGGTCAAGCGTTCCTTGATTCTGAAGGCGCTCCAAGAGATGGCCGCAGATCATGTATCGTTGAGCCATTTACATCTGCAACTATTGTTGACAGCTTAAAAGGTCTTTTCAATCCACAAACAGCTATCTCTGCTCAATACACTAAAGGTTTAATGGGTCGTGATTCAGGCGGTATGAATTGGAAATTAGATCAAAACGTTGTTTCACAAACTTTTGGTTCTTATTCAACTTCTGTTCTTTCATGTAACGTTACAACAGCAACAGGCTTCCTAACAAGTGGTTGGGCTTCAAGCTCTAACATCACTATTGGTGCAGCTACTGCTAATGCTTCATTAAACCAAGGCGATGTAATTACTATTGCTGGCGTATATGGTGCTAACCCACAAAATCGTCAATCTTATGGTAAATTGCGTAACTTTGTTGTTAATGCACCTGTAACTATTACTTCAAGCGGCACAGCTACAGTAAACGTTTCACCAGCTGTTATTACAGCAGGTCAATTCCAAAACGTAGTTGTAACTTCTTCAGGTTCACAAACAGTTACACCATTTAACAACACAGGTATCACATCACCACAAAACATCATTATGCACAAAAATGCGTTCACACTAGCAGTAGCTGATCTTGAGCTACCTGACGGTGTTCACTTCGCTGGTCGTGCATCTGACAAAGAAATTGGTCTTTCAATGCGTGTTGTTCGTCAATACACAATTAACAATGACTCAATTCCTACACGTTTAGATGTTTTATACGGTTGGGCGCCACTCTACCCTGAGTTAGCTTGCCGAGTAGCAGCTTAAATAATGTAACGGTGAGAGGGTGTAAAAGCCCTCTCTATTAATCAAACAGAAAAGGAAAATTTATTATGGCAAATCCAGGCCCAGCAGTAACCTCAAGCGCACATCCGCAGCTAGTCGGAACCAATCAGGCTTTACGCTTATTGGCTGTGTATCAAGGTGTTAATGCAAACGTAACAGGCGACACAGTTTTACCAATCATTAACTCAACATCTTACTCTGTAAAAAATGTTGTTTTTACAAACGCTTCAATTAGCTTAACTACAGCTGCCGCAGGTTTATTTACTGCTCCAGCAGCAGGTGGAACAGGTATTGTTGCTAACGCAGCTTTATCAGGTTTATCAGCTTCAACAGTTGTGTCAGAAAGAACAGTTGCTTCTACAGCAGCTCAAACAGCTCAAAACTTATATGTAAACGTTGCAACTGCACAAGGTGCAGCAGCGACATTTGATGTATATGTTTATGGCTACGATTTAACACAACAAAACTAGTAATGTGCAATAAAGAGAAGAAGCCATTAAATTTCTAATGGCTTTTTTTCTATTAAAGTTTATAATTTAACTAATTCAAGGAAACAATCATGGCTAATACCACAGTTTTAAGACCAGCAGGAAAAACCGCTGTCATCGCTGTTACAGCTACATCTTCAACCTCAATCACTATTAACGATACAACTAACGATCAAGTTACTTTTGCTACATTTTTAAATGCTGGCACTAAAGCTTGTGCTGTAACCGTTTCTAGTTTAGCTACTGCTCCAGCTTCAGTATTTCCTGTAGCAGGAACACCAGGTGATTTTGTATTACCAGCAAGTATGACACTTCCAATAACATTAGCAGTTCCAACAGTTCCGTTTCAAATTACAGCAATTTGTGGTGGATCAGATACAACCACACTATATGTAACGCCTGTTGTCGATCAATCTTAAGGAAATATAATGACTAGTCCTGCTCAATCTACAATTCAGAATTTATTGCCTGTTCAGGCATATTTTGACTTACAAGATAACTTTGTAACATTTATTGGGCAGAACAAGCCATTTTCAGCAACAATTGATCCTGACCAATCAGGATTAAACATTACAAGCAGCACGATCAATAGCACGACTATTGGTGCATTAGTTCCATCTACAGGTAACTTTACTAATATATCTACAGTTACAGGCACTATTTCAACAACACCTTCTGCGGCTACTGATATTGCTAATAAACAATATGTAGATTACGCATTATTAGGCATTTCATGGAAAGCGCCAGCCAAAGCAGCTACGACTGCAAACATTACGCTTTCAGGCCCACAAACTATTGACACCGTATCAGTTGTTGCAGGTGATACAGTTTTAGTTAAAAACCAAACATTGCCAGCACAAAATGGTATTTATACCGTTCAAACAGGTGCATGGACTTACGCCACAGGTTCTACAACATGGGCGCAATACGTTGGTGCAGTTATTTATATAGTATCAGGAGGTCAAGCGACTGCTGCGTTCTACACAACAGCTCAACCAGGTGGCACATTAGGTGTTACCGCAATGGATTGGTATAACCTTTCATTCTCATCAAGCTATACAGCAGGCACAGGCCTTACTTTAGCAGGCACACAATTTAGTATTACAAACACAGGCGTTACTGCTGCAACTTATGGATCAGCTTCCAATGTTCCTGTGATTGCATTTAACGCACAAGGTCAAGCAACATCGGTAACTAACACAGCTATATCTATTGCTAACACACAAGTTACAGGATTAGGCACATTAAGCACCCAAAACGCTAGTTCAGTAGCAATTACAGGTGGAACTATTAATGGCACAACAATTGGGGCTACAACAGCCTCTACAGGTGCTTTTACAACGCTTGGTGGCACAACTATTACAGCTTCAACACAATTTAGTGGCGCTGGCACAGGTTTAACAGGCACAGCTACTTCATTATCTATTGGTGGTAATGCTGCAACTGCAACTTCAGCTACTTCAGCTACAACAGCTACTAATTTGGCTGGTGGTTTAGCAGGTTCATTACCATATCAAAGCGGTGCAGGCGCTACAACATTCTTATCAGCTGGCACTAATGGACAAGTATTAACTTTAGCTAGTGGTGTTCCTTCATGGGCTACACCTTCAGCAGGAACAGTTACATCTGTGACAGGCACAGGAACAGTATCAGGTATCAGCTTATCAGGAACAGTTACAAGCTCAGGCTCATTAACTTTAGGTGGATCATTAGATTTATCTAGCCCTCCTGTTATTGGTAACACATTGGCTGCCGCAATTACAGGCACAACTATTACTGCAACAACTAGCTTTGTTGGGTCAAATTTTAATGCAGCAGGATCAGGCGGTGGATCATTAAAGACTAATACAGGAAATGCTTGCTTACAATGGGGTGGTGGTGGTGGCACAAACGTTACAATAGATGGCGCAATTAATATGAACGGTGCAAATTCGGCCATTAGTATAGCCCCAACTGGAACTGGAACTGCAACAATTAATCCAGCAACCGCATCAACAATGAATAACGTAGCTATTGGTGGAACAACGCCTTTAGCTGGAACATTTACTGATCTTAGAATAAACAATACAATTTCATTAGCTGGGTCAACAGGCACAGCAGGTTATGTATTAACATCTAATGGGGCTTCTGCACCTACATGGCAAGCAAATGCTAGTGGATTAGCAATTACAGACGACACAACTACTAATGCAACTCGTTATTTAACATTTACAAGCGCTTCAACTGGTTCAATTACTGGAGCAGATGTATCTTCTACTAAATTAGCTTTTAATCCAAGCACAGGCGCTTTATCTGCAACATCATTTAATGGAGCAGGTGTATTTACAACATTATCTGCATCTAGCACAGCAACATTTACAGGATCATCTAGTGCTTTAGCGGCTGTATTTACAAACGCAGCAGAAACAACAACTATATCTGCTACAGCTGCAACAGGAACAATTAACTACGATGTAACTACTCAATCAGTTCTTTACTACACATCTAATGCATCAGCTAATTGGACAGTAAACTTTAGAGCTTCAAGTGGCACATCATTAAATACAGCTATGTCAACAGGTCAATCAGTTACCGTAGTATTTTTAGTAACTCAAGGTGCAACAGCTTACTATAACAACGCAATTACAATTGACGGCACATCTGTCACACCTAAATATCAAGGTGGCACAGCGCCAACGTCAGGTAACGCTTCAGGCATAGACGCTTACTCATACACTATTGTTAAAACAGGTTCAGCCGCATTTACAGTATTAGCAGCACAAACACAATTTAAGTAGGAATTAGTTAATGTCATTATTGTCAAGACTAGCTGTGCAAGCCGCAAGAGCTTATGGTATTTTATCGTTATCTGATAAAACCAAAGTATCTGCTTCCTATCTTGTTGTAGCTGGCGGTGGCGGTGGTGGTAGTGATGGAGGTGGTGGTGCAGGTGCAGGCGGTTTATTAACTTCTACTGCAACATTATCTACTCTTAATACATACGCTATTACCGTTGGTGCTGGTGGTTCTGCTGGAACAGCATCAGGTGATGGTGGAACAGGTAATAACTCTGTATTATCAGGCACAGGACTTACTACTTTAACTGCATCAGGCGGTGGCGGTGGTGGTGGATTTTCACGAGTAGGTGTTAATGGTGGTTCTGGTGGTGGCGGAGGCATGAGAAATGCTAGAGCTGGAGGCACAGGAGTATCAGGACAAGGTTTTGCTGGTGGAACAAGCTCTTCAGGAACAGGTGACGGAGCTGCAGGTGGTGGCGGAGGTTCTTCTGCTGTTGGAGGTAGTGCATCAGGCACAAAAACAGCAGGTAATGGTGGAGCAGGAACTGCATCTAGTATATCAGGTTCTAGCGTAACTGACGCTGGTGGCGGTGGTGGTTCTACAAGAAACTTTGACGGAACATATACCAACGGAACAGGCGGTGCAGGTGGAGGTGGTAATGGTGCATTACAAAATGCTGCAGCAGGTAATGGAACTACTAATTTAGGTGGCGGTGGTGGAGGAGGAGATGCTAATTCTACAGGTGCAGGTGGTTCTGGCGGTTCAGGCATAGTCATCATATCTTACGCATCTGCTACACCTAAATTTGTAGGTGGCACAATTACTACTTCAGGTGGTAACCAAATTCATACATTCACAGCTTCAGGTTCATTAGTCCCTGCTACAGCAGTTACAGCTAGTTATCTAATAGTGGCTGGTGGTGGTTCAGGTGGTTATTGTGCTAATGAAGCTGGCGGTGGTGGTGGAGGTGCGGGTGGTTATAGAACATCTACAACAACACTTTATTACCCAGCAACATATACAGTAACAGTAGGTGCTGGAGGTGCTGGTGGTTCTAATGTAGCAACAAATGGTAATGATTCAGTATTATCAGGAACAGGAATTACTACTATCACATCTTCTGGTGGAGGTTCTGGTGGTAGCTGGCACAATGGCACACTTAAAAATGCTACTAATGGCGGTTCTGGTGGTGGTGCTGGATATGGTAATGCAGCAACAAAAGGCACAGGAAATACTCCATCAACTAGCCCATCTCAAGGTAATAATGGTGGAGATGGTTTAAGTACAGGAGGGTATCCTGGTGGTGGTGGAGGTGGTTCTTCTGCTGTTGGAAGTAATGCAAGTGGTAATACTGGTGGTAATGGTGGTTCAGGAACTGCATCTAGCATTTCAGGTTCTAGTGTAACCTATGCTGGTGGTGGCGGTGCAGGAGTATGGGCTGGCACTGCTGGTACTGGTGCAGCAGGTGGAGGCAATGGCTCAACTTCTAGCACTGGTTCAAATGCAACAGCAAATACAGGTTCTGGTGGCGGAGGTGGAGCATCTAATAATGGAACAATATCTGCTGCTGGTGGTAGTGGTGGTTCAGGAACAGTTATCATCTCATACGCTGGCTCACAACAATTTACAGGTGGAACTGTAACATCATCAGGTGGAAACACAATACATACATTTACTGCAAGTGGAAGTTTAGTGCCTGCTTATTCTGCTGACTATTTAGTAGTTGCTGGTGGCGGTGGAACTTCTTTAGACAGAAATGGCGGTGGTGGTGGTGGAGGATATAAAACTTCATCTGCATTGTTAAATATAGGAACTACATATACTGTAACAGTTGGTGCTGGTGGTGCTGGTGGTTCAGGAGCTTCCAATGCAACTTCTGCCCAAGATGGCTCTAATTCTGTAATTTCAGGAACAGGTCTTACTACAATTACTTCTACAGGAGGTGGTGGTGGTAATGGTGCTGGTGGAGCTGGTAGAAATGGTGGTTCAGGTGGTGGTGGAGGTGGTAATGGCTCAACATCAACAAGTGGCGGAACAGGAACTTCAGGTCAAGGCACAAACGGTGGCAATGGTGCTTCAGTATCGTTTGGTGGTGCTGGTGGAGGTGGTGGCGGTGCAACATCTGCTGGTGCTAATGCTTTAACTGGATTTATTGGCGGTGCAGGTGGAGCTGGTACTGCTTCTTCTATAAGCGGTTCATCTGTTACTTACGCAGGTGGTGGCGGTGGTGGAGCAAGCACAACAGGCGGCACAGGCGGTGCTGGTGGTGGCGGTGCAGGAGCAGGTGGGCAACCAGCAACACAATTAAAAGGCGCTAATGGAACTGCAAATACAGGTGGTGGAGCTGGTGGTGGAACTGATTATTCTGTAACTCCAGTAACTCAAGCAGCAGGTGGTTCAGGTGTTGTAATATTATCTGTTCCTACAACTAAATATTCAGGAACTACAACAGGAAGCCCAACAGTAACAACATCAGGTGCAAATACTATATTAACATTTAATGCTTCAGGAAGTTATACAGCTTAACAACAAAGGAAATAACATGGCACATTTTGCAAAATTAGAAAACAATATAGTAACCCAAGTAATTGTGGTTGCTAACCAAGACATTTTAGATGAAAACGGACAAGAGTCAGAACAAAAAGGTATAGACTTTTGCTCTAATCTTTTAGGTGGAACTTGGAAACAAACATCTTATAACGGCAACATTCGTAAGAACTATGCTGGTATTGGTTACACTTACAATGAAACACTAGATGCTTTTATTGCACCTAAACCATATAACTCATGGTTATTAGATGAGGATAAAGCACAATGGAAAGCACCTGTAGATTATCCAACTGAAGAAGGTCGCTATACATGGAATGAAGCAACATTAACTTGGGATGCAATCAATGAACAACTATAAATGGAAACTTTTAGAAGTAACCGCAGAGAATGATTTAGTGACTCACGCTTATTATCATGTAACTGCAACTGACGGTGAAAATTCTGTAGAAACAGAAGGCAACCATTACTTTAAAGGTAAAGACGTTGTTATTCCTTATGCAGAGATCAGAGAACAAACAATTTTAAATTGGATTAATGACGAAACAACCGTAGGTGAGGTTTCTAGTATAAAATCTCGTTTAGATGAGCAATTATTAGAGCTAAAAAAAGACAAAAAAGTTGGTTTTCCTTGGCTCTCTAACACATTTACACCTAATATCTAGGATTTATTATGCCAAAGCCAATAGACATCATATCAAGAGCCATGAAAGACATCGGTGCATTAGCATCGGGTGAAACTCCAACGGCAGACGAAGCCCAAGACGCTTTTGATATGTTAAACGACCTTATTGACCAATGGTCAAATGAGGACATGATTGTCTTTAACACAACTGAGATTATATGGCCTGTTGTTGCAGGACAAGTTCAATACACTATTGGGCCTAGTCATACATCATCTAATTTTATTGGCGCAAGTTTTACAGGATCAATTACAGGTAATGTTTTGACCGTAACTAATATATTGTCAGGCGCAGTTTCTCAAGGACAAACGTTAAGTGGCACAGGTATTACTGCTGGCACTAAAATTTTAGAGAACATAACAGGCGCAGGCGGAAATGTGAACTACGCAGGCACATACTTACTTAATGTTACTTATGCAAGCCCTGTTGCATCTACCACTATTCAAGCTTATTATCAAAAACCTCTTGGCATTGATTCTGCTTATGTTCGTATCAATACAACTTCTAACGGCCAACCAATTATAAATGGCGGTTTAGATTACCCTATTGCTATTTTAGCTTTAGATGACTACAACATGATTGGATTAAAGACTTTAAATGGCCCTTGGCCTAAAGCTTTATACTTCAATCCTAATTCTGACAATGGTAATGTTTTTGTATGGCCTAATCCTGCACAGGGTGAAATTCACATGTTTGCTCAAACCTTGTTTAGAAACTACGCATCTATAAATGACGATATAAACCTCCCACAAGGCTACACAATGGCGCTACGTTGGTGTTTAGCCGAAAGATTGATGCCTATGTATGGAAAAGCCTCTCAAACGCAAATAGCGATGATTGTGGCGTTTGCTGCACAAGGTAAAGCTACACTAAAACGCACTAACATGAAACCTATGCAATCTGCAAGGTTTAACGATGCTTTACTATCTAGCCGTCAAAAAGACGCTGGTTGGATATTAACAGGCGGATTCTTTAGATAATGGCTGATTTTGGCTTTGTAGGCCCAAGTTATGAAGCACCTTCCATTTATCAAGATGGCCAAGAGTGCATTAACTTTCGCCCTGAAATTGATCCATTAAAAGGCGAAGGTCAAAGAGGTGTTGTAGCTTTATACCCAACGCCTGGCCTTACAGCATCGATTGTATTTCAAAACAAACAAGAAGTTCGTGGTATGCGAACTGTATCAGGTGGCGAATACATGGTGGCAGTTGTTGGCCCTTCTGTATATATTTTAACTAATGAATTTACACCTACATTAATAGGTCAATTAAACACTTCAACAGGCCGAGTAGGCATTAGTGATAACGGATTAAACGTTTATATTGTTGACGGATCTTATCGCTACACATGGCGCATTTCTACTCCTTCAAGCGCTTTATTTACAGGTTCTATTTCAGGAACAACTTTAACAGTTACCGCAGTTACATCAGGCACAATAGGTATTAATCAAGCTTTATTTGGTTTAGGCGTTACTAATGCAACTGTAATTACAGCTTTAGGCACAGGAACAGGTGGTGTTGGAACATACACAGTTAATCAAAGCCAAACAGTAGCTTCAGGATTAATGAATACTGCTGCTGTAGCGTCAGTATTAACTGCTTCAATGTCAGGCACTACAATGACAGTAACAGCTAGCTCAGGCACATTGTTTCCAGGCCAAACTATTCAAGGTTCAACTGTTTCAGCTAACACCATAATTACTGCTTTAGGTAATTCTTCAGTATTAAGCCAAACAATTGCCGCAGGTGGCACAGGTTATGCAGTCAATGATACTGTAACTGTATTAGGCGGTGTTTACGGAACAACACCTGCAACTTATACGGTTTCAACTGTAGCAAGCGGAGTAGTAACAGGACTAACTTTAACTAATGCTGGTTCTTACACTTCACAACCTTCTAACGATGTATCTACTTCATCAAGTGGCGCTGGCACAGGTTTAAAACTTACATTAACGTTTGGCACAGGATCAGGTTCAACAGGAACATATCCTATAAGCGCATCTCAAACTGTAACGTCTAGAACAATGTATGCGTTAAACTTTACTGTTTTACCCACTACTGATGGTGCATTTGAAGGTGGCAATACAGTTGACATTGTAGATAACTATTTTGTTTACAACAGACCTAGCTCACAACAATGGGCTGCTACTAATCCTTTAAGCCCAATTACACCAGCTTTAAGCTTTTCATCTAAAGACGGATCGCCTGACGATTTAGTATCTATAATTGTAGATCATAGAGAAGTATATTGTCTTGGTGAAAATTCATCTGAAGTATGGGTAGATGTAGGAACATTTCCTTTTCCTTTTCAAAGAATTCCAGGCACATCAACGCAACATGGTATTGCAGCTAAATTCTCAATGTCTAGACTAGGCAACTCGTTTGCTTATGTATCTAGAAACAATCGTGGCGAAGCTCAAATTATGATGATGAATGGATACGTTCCTACTCGTATCTCAACTCATGCTGTTGAACAAACATTATTAAATAAAAATATAGATAACGCTATTGCGTGGACTTACCAACAAGAAGGTCACGAATGTTATGTTGTTACATTTCCTACATTAGACTTAACTTGGGTGTATGACGTATCAACATCAATGTGGCATAAATGGTTATGGATAGACAATACTAATACTTACCATAGACATCGTGGTAATTGTGCAGCTTTATTTCAAGGTAAAGTTTATGTAGGCGATTATGAAAACGGTATTATTTATTTGCTTGATCCTAGTAACTTTACTGACAACGGTCAAGAAATTCGTAGATTACGCAGAGCGCCTCATTTAGTAACAGATTTACAACGTCAGTATTTAGATGAATTACAAATTCAATTTCAACCAGGCGTAGGCAATCAAGTTGACCCAGGTCAAACACCTCAAGCTATGCTTCGTTGGTCTAATGACGGTGGCTCTACATGGTCAAACGAACATTGGACTTCTATTGGCGCAGTCGGTCTATATAAAAATCGTGCTATTTGGCGCAGATTAGGTTGGTCTAGAGATAGAGTTTTTGAAGTTGTAGTTACAGACCCTGTAAATGCAGTTATAATATCGTCTAATCTTAAAGCTTCGGTAGGGGAAAACTAATGTCCACAGGAAATGGTATTTATGGATCAAGTCAAACTAATCCATACCCACAGACAGAATTTTTAGATGCTTCATCAAAAAGACCAACTCGTGCTTGGCAACAATTCTTTATTAACTTGCTTAATTTTAGTAGTTCACAATCAGCAACTACAGGAACAGCAACGTTACCTGCTAAACCAGCAGGATTTATCAATATGACAGTAAATGGCCAGCCTGTAAAAGTGCCATATTACAATGTCTAGTAAAGCTATAAATGTTATTTATGAATTATTAAAAGATAGATTAGATGTTACACCTGAACAATTTGCAACAGCCATGAAAGATTGGGAGTTTGTAGAACTTAAAGAAGGTGAAGATGTAATTGGTGCTGTAATGGTAAAAGAAAATGAATTACATATAGGATATTCTAAAAAGCCTAAATTTAGTATTAAAAAACATTTAAAAGACACATTAAGAAAGACTATAGATTTATATGGTTTTGCAATAACATCAGTAATGAAAAGTAATGAAAAAGGTTTAAAGTTTTGTAAGCGTCTTGGTTTTGAAATAGAAAAAGAAGATCAAGATAAATTTTATTTAAAATGCGATAGGTGCAACTATGTTTAATCGAAGATTTGTTGGTATTCTCAAACATCCAGGCTATAACGATCCATTTTCAGCTGCTATTGCTGTAGGAGGTTCTTTAATTGGTGGCGCAATGTCAGCCGATGCAGCAGAGGATGCAGCCAATATACAATCTGCGGCAGCCGATAGACAAATGGCTGAACAAAGACGAATATTTGAAATACAAAACAAACAACAAGCTCCATATAGAGCGCAAGGTTATTCAGCGCTTAATCAAATTGGTTCAATGCTTCCTGGCTCATATCAACAATATGATGCGGAAGGCAATCCAATTGGAACAGGAACAGGAACAGGTTATCTTACCCAACAATTTACCAATCAAGACTTAAACGCTAATTTAGCGCCTAATTACGCATTTCAATTAGGTCAAGGTCAAGGTGCAACAAGAAATCTTGCTAACGCTTCAGGTGGCCTCATAGGCGGTAACGCTTTAACAGGATTGCAAGATTATACTCAAAACTTTGCAGGCAATGCTTATCAAAATGCTTTTGCAAACTTTCAAGGTCAACGCTCTAACATTTATAATACATTAGCTGGTATTGCAGGTATTGGTCAAACTGGTCAAACAGCAACTAACCAATTAGCTACAAATTACGGAACTAATATGGCTAATTTAGGAACAGGTCAAGCCGCAGCTTTAGCAGCAGGAAGAGTTGGCGCAGCTAATGCTTATTCAGGCGCAATACAAAATGCAGGAAATACATATATGTTAAGTAATCTTTTAGGTCAAAAAGGAACTGTTCCAGGCTACACAGGTGGGTATTCATCAGGTGGTGGTGTTGGTGCGTTTTTATAATAGGATAAATCATGGCATTTAATATAGACCCAAGCATTTCTTTAAACGTTAAACCTCCTCAAGCTATGTCTTTAGGCGATATGCTTAATATTGCTCGTGGCACACAAGAATATCAACAAAGACAGAAACTTAATCCTGTTGAATTGGAAACAGCAGAATCAGAAAAAGAAAAAAGTTTATTAGGTCAAAGATTAGCTAGGGAAACATTACAACCAAAAATACAACAACAAGAAGCACAAACAGGTTTAGCTCAAACTCAAGAAAAAGCTGGTAGTTTAGATTTTCAAAATAAACAAGCTCAAATTATATTTGATGAAATAAATTCTACTGCAAATGATCCTAGAATTAAAAATGCAACAGACGATGCTAAAGGTGCAAAAGGCGCTTTAGATGCAATTTTGACTGCAAAAGAAAGACTTTTAAAAAGAGGTGTAGATAAATACCAAGCAGAATCTATTGTTGCTCCATATATTCAAATGGCAACAAAAAATCCTAGTGCTATTTACCAAGAATATGTAAATTCACAAAGAGCTGGTGTAGGTGCTGCAAATCAAGCAGTTCTTAATGCCCCACAAACTATGACTAATGCTCAAGGTCAAATTGTGCAAGTTACACCTGGAACAGGTAATGTATCTGTTGCTGGTCAACCTGCTAATATGCCTGCTAATGCTCCAATACTAAACCCTAATCCAACTTCTGCTGAAGCTGCTTTGGCAAATAGAACGGTAGAAACTAATGTGCAAAATTTTGGTGACTATCAAAAAGATTTAACTTCTAGAGTTCAAGCAAGCACAAACAATCTTATAAGAACAACTGAAGCTAGAGATTTAATGAGCAAATTTAAAGCGGGTGCAGGTAGTTCAGTTTATGCAGATGTTGCTCAAAAACTTCAAGCAATTGGTGCGCCACAATCTTTAGTTGATAAAGTTGCAGGTGGTGATTTAGGTGCTACGCAATCATTTAATAAATTTTTAGCTCAAAGCGTTATTTCAGGAGTAAGACAAGCTTCAGGTGGCGATCAAGCTCGTGTTGCAGAAGTTGAAAACTTTATTAAAAACAATCCAACTATTAATACAGACCCTAGAGCTTTAAATAAATTATTTGACTTTACTGATAAACTTGCTAAAAAAGATTTTATGGAGCAAGAGTTCTTACTTAATAAAATAAAAACAAACAAATTAAATCCTCAAACACATTTTGGTGAAGCTCAACAATTTTTAAGAGAACAAAATATAGTTCCTAAAGTTGGTGAAAGCAAATCACATGGTAAAATTGTTGCAACGGCTAAAAAAGGCAATGTAACTTATGTTAAATATGAAGATGGATTTGTTGCGCCTCAATAATGAATAATTTATACGCATCTTTAGAAGAACGTTATGGATTGCCTGAAGGCACTTTATCAGCCGTTGAAAATGTAGAAAGCGGTGGAAAAGATACTGCTGTAAGTCCAAAAGGCGCAAAAGGTAGATTTCAATTTATGCCTGATACTGCAAAAGCTTATGGGGTAGACACTTCTGATCCTATAAGTTCTGCGTATGGTGCAGCACAATATTTATCTGATTTAACTAAACAATATGGAAGCGTGCAAGCCGCATTAGCTCATTACAATGGTGGCACAAAAGCAGGTCAAGCTGTATCTCAAGGTCAAGAACCTCCAGCGCTAGAAACTAAAAATTATCTTACTAAAGTTACATCTAAACTTACAACTCCTCAAGATTTAGAGTGGAGTCCAATTGAAGCAAGCCCTCAAGCACAACAAGAAATACCTTCTGATTTAGAATGGTCTTCTGTTTCTGAATCCTCAAAAGATATGACTAAAAAAGAACCTAATAAATTTGAAAAAATGTCTTTTGGCCAACAATCTATTGAAGGTTTAAAAAAATCATTTAGAGATTTAAGTTTAGGCGCAAAACAATTAGTGGATATGCCTGTAAAAGAAATTGCAGAAAGATATCCTGAAACTGTTTCTGCTTTAGATAAATTTGGTTCTAAATTTGGATTGCCAACTGCAAAAGAAAGTATTGAGCAAACACCAAAAGAAATATTAAAAGAACGTGAAGAGTTTGCGCCATTAATGAAAACAGGTGGCGGAATTACAGGACATATTGCTGGTGACGTTGGAACATCTTTAGTTGGTGGATTGGCTTTAAAAGGATTGGGTGCATTAAAAGCAGGTCAAGCATTATTAAACCCATCTACTTATAAAGCTGCCGCAGGTCTTGGTGCTGTGCAAGGTGCATTACAACCTACTTTACCTGAAGAAAACAAAACATTTAATACCGCAGCTGGAGCAGCGGCAGGAATGTTAGGTTTAGGCGCTGTAAATGCAATTGGAAGAGTTGCTCAACCTGTAAAAGATACTCTTGGAAAAATTGGTCAAGAATCAGTTGATATTCTTAAAAAAGCTGGCGTTCCTTTAGATGCAGCACAAACAACAGGATCAGCATTGTTAGGTAGAATTAAAGCTGCTTTAAATGACAACCCATTAACAGCAGGAGCAGAAAATTTATTCACTTCAACTCAAAAATTAGCATATAACAAAGCTATTGCAAAAACTATGGGTGAAGATGCTTCTCAAATTACTCCAGGCGTTATTGCTAATGCAAAACAAAGAATTGGAAATATTTATGATTCTATTGCAGATAAAATTAATATTAATGTTGATAATAAATTTTTAAGCAATCTTGCGTCTTTAGACGATGAAGCTAAAAATGTTTTAAATGATTCTCAATATGGAATTGTTGATAAAAACATTAAAAATATTATGGAAAAAGCTGCAAAAGAAGGAAACCAATTAAGTGGCCAACAATATCAAGCTATAAAAAGAACTCTTGATAAATTATCAAAAAGCGCAGATACCGATGTTGCGTCTTATGCTCGTGATTTAAGAGATGTATTAAATAAAGGTTTAAGTGATTCAGCAGAAACTTCAGGAAACAAAACTTTGGTTGCCCAATTAAAAGAAGCCAATAAACAATGGGGTAATATGCGAAAAATTGAAGATATTGCATTAAAAGATGTTGAAGGAAATATTAGCCCTTCACTACTTTATAATTCACTTGCAACCAAAGGTAAGCGTAATGCTTTCTATGCAGAGGATCAAGAATTAGCTAAATTAGCTGCCGCAGGAAAAATGATTTTACCAAGCAAAGTGCCTAATAGTGGAACTGTTGCAAGAATAGCAGCTCAAGCAGCTCCTGCTTTAGCTACAGGTGCAGCTTATGGTGCATACAAAGGTGACTGGGAAAGTGCCGCTCAAGGCGCAGCTTTAGGTTACGCTTTACCAAAAGCTATGCAAAAAGTTATAAACAATCCTTCTGCTGCATTGTATTTAGAAAGAGGATTAAAACCAGGCGCATTAAGAACAACATTGGAACTGCCTAAAAAACTTCAAGGGCAAAGAATTCCAATTTCAGATTTTAATGCCTATTTACAATCTGTTCCACGAGAAAAGAAAGAATAATATATGTCAGTCAATCTATCACCCATAGGCAACGGAGTTAGCTTTTTAGGCGTCACAGGCCTACCATTATCAGGTGGCAAGCTATATAGTTACCAAGCTGGCTCATCTACACCGTTAGCTACATACACAACTGTTAGTGGAACAATAGCTAATGCTAATCCAATTATATTAGGAACTGACGGTAGAGCGCCTAATGAAATTTGGCTAACTTTTGGCTATAACTATAAATTTATATTACAAGACTCAGCTGGCGCAACAATTGCTACTTACGATGACATATATGGTATTTTAGGAACTATTCCTGCTGTTGCATCCGTATTGCCTACAGGCATGATTCTTTTATGGTCAGGTTCAATTGGTTCTATTCCTGCTGGATTTTTATTATGTGACGGAAATAACTCAACACCTGACCTTCGCAATCGTTTTGTTATTGGTGCTGGTTCTACTTATTCAGTTAATCAAACAGGTGGTAGTGCAGATGCAATTGTGGTATCTCATACACATACTGCAACGGTAACTGATCCTGGCCATAATCATACAGTAGTAGTTGGAAATCAAAGCGCTGTAAATGGTTCTGTTTCAGGTGGCGGCAGTATTGCAACTACTAGCCCATCTACTCTTACAACAGCAACTAATACAACAGGCATCACAGTTGCAAACGCAACATCAGGCACAAGCGGAACAGGTGCTAACCTTCCTCCGTATTATGCACTTTGCTACATTATGAAGAGTTAATTATGGTTAAACATTCACTTACAGAAGTAGATAGTCGTTTAAGCGTTCACGAAGAAATATGCGCTTTAAGATATGAAGAAATTGGCGCAAGACTCAAACGTTTAGAAAGCATTTTAATGGCAAGCGCAGGCGCTATTATTATTTTATTATTAAGCATAGTTTTAAAATAACGTGGATCCGATTACCTTACTTGCAACGTTAGGGCCACTTGCTGTTGATTTAGGCAAGTCTTTAATTAATAAATTTATAGCACCTGATGTATTCAAACCAGCAACCATAGAACAGTATGCTCAAATGAAGCAAATTGATTTAGAGTTTTTTAAAGTAATGAATGAAGCTGGTAGTGGCAATCCTTCTTATCCTTGGGTGGAAGCTGCGGTTAGATTAATGCGCCCTATTATTGGCATTATTGTATTAGGAACATGGGCATACACAGTATTCCATGGCACGATGTCAGATGAAGTTAATAACTTTGCATCCGCAGTTGGTTTTTACTTGTTTGGTGAGCGTTCACTATTTTACGTTAAAAAGAAATGAAATTAACTCAGCACTTTACATTAGAGGAGCTTTATGCCTCTGAATATGCTGATCGCAACAACATAGACAATATGCCTAAAGATGCAACCATATTAAATAATATAAAATGGTTAGCAGATAACTTGCAAAGGATTAGAAATGTTCTTAATTATCCTATTCATGTTAATAGCGCTTATCGTAGCTTACTCGTTAATGCAGGTATTGGAAGTAAGCCTACTTCTAGTCACGTTAAAGGATTGGCTGCGGACATTATATGTCCTGGCTTCGGTAGTCCTCGTGCTGTGGTGGATGCTATTATTTCTAGTGATATTGAGTATGACCAAGTTATTTTGGAGTATGATAGATGGTGTCATATCGGCTTTGCACCAAAAGGCGACAAACAAAGATTACAAAAACTAATTATTGATAAATCAGGAACTAGAAAATATGGCAACTAAAATGAAACTTGAAGAATTAAAACCTTCTATTAGACATGAAAAAAAAGAATACGTTGTTGAGCGTCAAATTAAAGAGCTAAAGCAAGAATTAAAAGCTCATATTAAAACGCCAATGTCTAAAGCACACCCTAAAAAATAGTGGATGACTTTGCTTTTGTTTGCGTATCGTTTGTCACTACTATGTGCCTTCTTTGCATTGTTAGCATACCTTTACGTTTCATTCTAGAATATGTTATTTGCTATTGGTAAATAAAAAAGGGCATTTCTGCCCTTAATTAATGGTGGATAAGTTTTTCTGAGGAACGCTATTCACCCTATTTAAAATAACTATTTATTCATTACATACATAGTTACTTCAAATCCAAATCTCATTTCAGTAGCTGCTGGAGTTGTCCACATAATATTTGTCCTTTATCTGTAACAAGCAAAATTACTTGTTACGCAAATTATGGCTTTTTTGCAAGACAAAACCATCAAGAAAATCATTAATTATTCTTTACCTGTAAAACGCAATTAATCACAATTCTATTTACATGATCTTTAGGTGGAGTTGCGTTATGAAACACATTAGATTTAAACCATGCACAGTTTCCAGCTTTAGGTTTAATTCTTTCCACAACTTCAGTTTTATCTTTGTTATAAATAATAGTATCGCCATCTGAATCATTAACATAATAAATAAAAGTTACAAAGTCATCTTTAGTAAGCTCAACATCTGTGTGAACCGCTAGTTTATTTTGCTCTTCAGTCAATATTCTTTGCGTCATCATATTTATTTTAATTCTATAAATATTAGTTATTTCAAATCCTGTGTGCATTTCAAAAAAATACAATAAAGGTTTAATCTTTTCAAAGTGTTCGCTTGTATATCCATATTCATTTTTAATAACATGAACTAATTGAAATATACCGTCTTGGCCTTCGTAGGTAGAATTCTTATTGAAGAACCATGCAAAATTGACATGATCTATTAAATTCTGCAATAAAACCTTAAAGGAATCAGGAATAAACTTTTCAATCAACATTTTTAAGTCTTTCTGATACTAAAGTGGCATAACCAGCAATATCATCCCAATGATCTTTATAATTAGGGTTGCCATATAAGATTCTGCTTAACTTAACCAAGATCATATGGATTGCTTCTTTTTGATCCGCTTCTAAATCATTCCAAGCATTTTTGCTAATAATATCTTGAACTTTCTCAATAAAACGTGATTTAGCCATAAAATCACCATGAGTTTCTTCACGTTCTGTCAGTATAGGGCTATTTCGCATTTTAAAGCCTCTTAGGGTCGAAACCGTAAATTGTGGATATTTGGTCAGCCAACTTATAAAAAGCTTTGCCATGCGCATCCCAATGCTTATAACCTTTGTTATAAAGCGCAAGGTGACACATTTCATGCAATAAAGTTTCTGAAATTGTAGAAAAATGCAAACAACGGCCTTTTGAGATTTCTATAGTTAAATGAGGATCACAATTAAAATAACCATAAGCGGTTGAATCATTAATTATTTTCCATTTTATTTTTCTAGCGGTGGGTAGATCATAGCGATCAAAAGGTGGCATGAGTCTAAACGCTGAATAAAGAGCTGCAATATATTTAGCGCTTAATAATGTCATTTTTAACCTTTCCAGCTTACCCATTCTGATTTATCTGAATTTTCAAACGATACATCCACATTGACAGGCATTGAAAAAGTAATGCCATGATAAGGATGCGTTATCCATAAAGCTTGCCTTGGTGGTTCAAACCCAAAGTTATTGCTATAGGCATATTCACAATACCCTTTTAAAGACCCATTTACAATAAGTCTTTCTAATTGTATTAATTGGTGGAAGTGACCGATTATCATAGTATCGTATTCCATATCAATTTGAGCATTTCTAGACCGCTTTTTATGGTCACCACGAATAATAGGCCCTAAAGCACCAATTACTCCGTCACCGCCTCTAAATTGATCGCCATGGGTTAATAGGTATTTATGGTTGTAAATGGCATATAAAGCGTCAGGGCCATCA